CGACGTTTATAGACAAAACTTTCGTTCTATTTACAAAGATCAAGCTCTTCGAATAATATGTAATAATTATTTAAATCACATTGAATCCATGATTAGTAACCATGGTGTGAATCAAACAATTATTTTCCATAAGGAGTTACTGAGGTTCATGCAGCAAAGCTGTATGGATCAAAGTACAACCTTTGGTCAAAATATATTTTGAACAAAGACCAGACAGGGGATCCCTTCATACTTGATTAAGGGTGTGAAGAGACCTTGAAAGGATCTTATGGAAGACTTTAGATTCAGACAGGGGCTTCTAACGATTTGTTCTTTTTACAAAACGTTGAAAGCACCCGTTAGTTATGACGTTTCCACCATAACTCAAGTGAATCCAAAGGCTCATACTACTCGATACGATGAATTAATTGAGGATATTGCCTTCCATTTCCAAGACTTCTTGAAAAGAAGGAAGGTAAAACCCTTTAAATGAAATTCATCCCATAATCCAATATTTGTGACACCAAAGGCATCAGCACAAGGTGCTAATGCTATAGGTTACACAAGTATATTGGACGCAATTGCTTGTCAGGATTCAGGGATAATTGATACCCAAAGAGAATGTGCAAAAGAAGTTTTCACTTCAGATGCTTACTCTCTATGGGAATCTCTTATCACTAGATCCCTTTCCGAAAGGAATCCAAATAAACAATATTCAGATATGACGGGCCGACTCCACTTCCTTCAAGAAGGGGGTGGGAAGACCCGCGTAATTTGCATACCTGACATTTGGACTCAGACTGTACTGAAACCTATTCATGACTACCTTATGGATGTCTTGAAATGGTTTCCTTGTGACGGTACTTATTCTCACTCTAATCTTGCGAAAAGAGTAAGAAAATTTACCAAAACAGGGCCTCTTAACTGTTACGACCTTAGAGCCGCAACAGATAGAATGCCAGTAGATCTTCAAGTAAAAGTTATGGAAAAACTTTTAGGTGAGGAACTAAGTACACTCTGAAAGACTATTTTAGTGGATAGAGAATTCCACTATCC